TGACGTACACCGTCGCACCCACCTGGACGTGGACGGCCGTGACAGCGTTCGGCGCGCAGGCCTATCTCCAGGTAACCGCTTTTACCGGCACCGACGTGACGGTGAAAATCCAGGACTCGGCAGACAACAGCAGCTTTGCTGACGTGACCGGGCTTGCGTTCACTGCGACTACCGCTGCGCACACTACGCAGCGAATCGCCACGGCGAACAACGCAACGATCCGCCGCTACCTGCGCGTGGCCACCACCACCTCCGGCGGGTTCACGAGTGCGACTTTCGCCGTGATGCTCACCCGTAACCAAGTTGCCGGGCAGGTCTTCTGATGACGGTTTCCAGCCCAGAAGGCCAGCGCCTACCGGCCGCCGGGCCGATCGGCGCCTACCAGACATTCCAGATCGCGGTGCCTCTGGAAACCCACTGGCGCCCCGCTACCTGCGAAGAGGTCGGCTGCGAGCAGTTCCTGAACGGGTGGCGCGTGCGCGTTCAGGGGCTGTCCGAGGCTGACGTGTATGCCATCGCCAATTCCGGTCGCAAGTTCGCCCGACTCGACGTCGCCGAGAACGAGACGTGGCTGATGTTCGAACCGGGGCAGTCCTGCTTCCGAATCTCGGAGCACAGGCTTCCGCTGGGCCGGCCGGAGTTGTTCGTGGTCCGTGACGGTGACTGGCGGGGCAACCCGACCGGCCACGTGTACCAGCACAAGCGCGCCGAGGACTGGGTGGATCACTTCGCCACCAACCAGGACAAGATCGCCGAGGCCGTCGAGCGCGGCTAGGCCGCCCCTCTCCCACATTTCTAGACGCCGTCCGGGTTTCCGGTCGGCGTTTCTGTTTCCCGAAGAAGGTGAATGATCTTGGCCAAGACCTCGGGCCTGGCGTGGAGTGTACTTACTGTCGCAGACGCTGCCGCAACGCCCCAAGATATCCGAAATGATGTCACCAACCTCCAATTCGCGACGCCTCGTGCCGTTCAGGACGTCACCGGCATCGACAAGTCGGCGAACGAACGGCTTCTGCTGCTCGCCGACTTCACCATCACCCTGAACGGGGTCTTCAACCCGGCCAGCAACATGAGCCACGACGTCTTCAAGACGATCCCGTCGACCAGCGTCAACCGTGCGGTGGCGATGACGGTGGCCGCGAAAAGCCTGTCGGCGAACGTCGTGCTGACCGACTACCCGCTCACTCGCGCGACCGGCGGCGCCCTGACCTGGGCCGTTCCTGGATCTCTTGCCGACGGCGCAGTCCCTACGTGGTCGTAGGAGTAGGCATGTCGAAGGGCTTCAAGGTACCGAAGACCACCTACCGCCTCGACTTCGAGGGCACCGAGCTTGACGGGCTCGAAGTTCGCATGACCGGCGGCAAGCTTCGAGACGTCTTCGCCGTCGCCCATCTCCACGGCGTCACAGACGAGAACGCGACGCCAGAAGACATCGAACTTGCCATGTCGCAGTACCAAGACCTGGCCGACCACATCGTCAGCTGGAACCTCGAGGACGACAACGACCAGCCAGTGGCGCCGAACCTTGAAGGGCTGAAGTCGCTGGAGATCCGGCACATTCAAATGATCGCCGCCGCCTGGCAGAAAGCGCAGGTCGACATCGCCAGCCCTTTGCCGCACGCCTCCAACAGTTCGTCGACTACGGATTTGTCGATGATCCGGATGGAGGCGATCCCGGAGCGCCTCGCGAGTTAACGCAGGCCCGGACGATCTGCGGGCTGCTGCGTGAGTTCCCCGGCTACACGTACTCGTCGCTGATGGACGAGGACCCGGAGTTCCTGCGCCTGGTGAAGATCGAGGCGATGTGCAAGCGGTCCGAAGCTGAGAGCTGACACCCGAGAGGGGTGGCGGCGATCAGCAATGAGATCGAAATTGTCGTCAAGGTCAAGGACCAGGCGACCGCTGAGATCGCGGCCATCGCGGCAAAGGCCCGTGCGGAGGCCCAAAGCGGCGGGAACGCCGGTGGCGCAGCCATCCAGGTCCCGATTGAGGGTGACGCTTCCAGGCTTGAGCGGGATCTTGCCTCGGCGCTCAAGGCCGACAAGGGCAGCCCGATCACGGTCCCGGTCGAGGCTGATGCCAGCGAACTCGAGCAGGACGTAAAGAACGACGTCGAACACGTCGCGCCCGAACCGATCAAGGCGCCGATCGAAGGCGACGCAGCCAAGCTCGAGGCTGAAGTTGCGGCCAAGACCAAGGCGGTGAAGCCCAACCCGATCAAAGTCCCGGTCGAGGTCGACGCCGACAAGTTCGAGGCTGAACTCCTTGCATCCTTTGCAGAGGGCGAGAAGCACGCCGAAGAAGCCAGCAAGGCGATGAACCAGTCGTTCACCGCGATGCAGACCGGGATACGAGCTCTGCGGGCGGCTTCCGAGGAACTCAAGCCAGCAGCTGAGGCCGCGGACGACTTCGAGACCGAGTTCCGCAAGGCGATGGACGAAGGCGCCCGGGTCTCCGAGGATGCCGACCGGGCGCTTCGGCAGTCTTTCACGTCGATGGAGTCCGGGTCACGGGCTCTACGAGCGGCGGTATCCGATCTTGAGCCGCCGCTCGACAATGCCGGGAAGAAGGCCGCTGAATCCAGCAACGGATTCAGTCTCGCATCTCTGAAGATGGCCGGGCTCATCGCCGGAGCACTTTCGCTCGCGCCGGCGCTGGCAGCCATCCCCGCAGTCACGGCCGCCGTGGTCGTCGGTGCCGGCGCGATGACGCTGGGTTTCGGCGGCGTGGTTTCGGCGCTGAAGGACTACGGCCAGCAGTCCACCGCAAGCGGCCAGTCCGGTGCGCAACTCGCACAGACGGCATTCTCCAACGCGGTCGCTATCCGCAACGCGGAGCAGGCGATCACGGACGCGAAGAAGCAGGCCGCGAGGGCTGCGCAGTCCTCCGCGGACCAGATCTACTCGGCACAGGAACGCGTCGCCCAGTCCGCATACAGCCTGCAGCAGGCCAACCAGACCCTCACCGACTCTGAGAAGTCGTTGATGGACGCACAGAAGGCCTTGACCCAGGCGCAGCTGGACGCGGCGAACCAGCAGAAGGATCTGAACAACAGCGCCGCGGACGCGAACATCGCAGTCCAGCAGGCCGAGCTGAATCTCACACAGGCCCGCGAGAAGCTCGCACAGACCACGAGCAGCAGCCTGTCGACGGACGACCAGAAAAAGCAGGCCGCGCTCGATCTGGCGTCCGCCCAGCAGGCACTGATTGATGCGCAGCAGCACCAGGTTGAGGCGCAGCAACAGGCCGACGCGGCTAACAAATCGGGCATCGACGGCATGCAGGGTGTCGTCTCGGCGCAGAACGCCGTACAGAAGGCCACCGAAGGTGTCGCCTCAGCGCAGCACGGCGTGAAGGACGCGGCACTGGCGCAGAAGGACGCGCAAACCGGCCTCGCTCGCGCAGTGCAGGCCGCGGCGCAGCAGCAGGCAGATTCGACCGAGGCTGTCCAAAAGGCTGTCCAAAACCTCAAGGACACGCAAACGGAGCAGGCGCTGGCTGCTGCAGCGGCAGCGTCGACCGGTGGCGCGGCTGTTAACAAGTTCGCGCAGGATATGGCCAATTTAACGCCCGCCGGCCGTGCTTTTGTTAATCAGTTGCTGTCCATGAAGGGCGGCTTCGCGCAGCTGAAGGACACGGCTCAGACATCGATCCTGCCGGGTTTCATGCCGCTGCTGGCCGGAATCAGTGCTGCGATGCCCGGGATCAACACCGCGATCGGGCAGATGGGCAAGCTGATTGGCGGCGTTGCGACGCAGTTCGGGCAGTTGCTTCAGGACCCTGCGTTCCGCGGCAAGTTGGGTCAGATCTTCGACGACGGGCTGAAGGCGGCGCAGATCTTCTCCAGCGGCGTTGTGCCGATGGTCCAGGCCGTCGTAGATGCGGTACAGAATGCCGGCCCGATCGTGGAGGGGCTGGCCGGCGGATTTAAGGCGTTGATGACGTCCGGCATCCCGTCGCTTCTGCAGAACCTGGTAACCAGCGGTCAGGGAGCGGGGACGCTGTTTCAAAGCTTGGGGACGTTGATCTCCAACCTGGCCGGCCCGGTCGGCACTATCGCTGGCGCGCTTGCAACAGCACTGGCGCCAGCGGCTCAGGTTTTGGCGTCGCCGCAGGTTGCGCAGGCGTTGCAGTCGGTCGGCGCATCCCTTGCCAAGATCGTCATCACTTTGTCGCCGGTGATCACGATGCTTGCGCAGGGTCTCGCGGGGGCTCTGATGCTTGTGGCGCCGCTGCTGCAGTCTGTTGCCGACTTCATCCAGCGCAATCAGGCATGGCTAGTGCCGTTGGTGAAGGTTCTTACCCTGGCAGCCCTTGCCTTTCTGGCCCTGCAGAGCCCAGTCGTGCTGATCACGGGCGCGCTGATCGGAGTGGCGCTCGGAGTCAAGTACGTGTGGGACCACTTCGATGCCTTCCTCGGGTTCGTGAAGACGTGGTGGCCGGAACTGCTTGCACCGTTCACTCTCGGAACGTCCCTGATCATCGGCCACTGGAACGACATCGTCGGCTTCGTCAAGCTCCTGCCGGGGCGCCTGCTGTCGGCGGGCGGCCACATGTGGGACTGGATCAAGGACAAGATCAACGATGCCTACGGATGGGTGGGCCAGCAAGCCGATAGCCTGGTCAGGCTGGTCGAGGGCCTGCCTGGGCGCGCGGCCAGGGCTGGCTCGGGGCTTTGGGCCTGGGTGAAGCAGGAATTTCTCGTCGCCCTTAACGGCATCGCCGGGGCCTGGAACTCCTTGCACTTCTCGACGCCGAGCTTCCACATCCCGATCCCGTTCACTGACGGCATCAACGTCGACTCCGTCACTGTCGGCGTTCCGTCGATCGGTCCGTTCAGGGCGATCGGCGGACCCCTCGGTAGGGGCGGTTTGGCTGCGGTCATCGGCGACGGCGGCTGGGAGCCGCTGCGCCTGCCGGACGGCACAACCGTGATTCCCCATGCCAACGCGCAGGCAATGGCCAGTTCGGGCGCTCTGGCCTCAGGCGCGACCGGCGTGGCGCTCCTCGTCGAGTGGGTCGGCGGCAACGCTGGCGACGAATTCCTGACGTGGCTGCGCAAGAACATCCGCATTCGCTATGGGTCTGACCCCCATTCGGTTCAGAAGATGCTCGGGCAAAGCTTCTAGCCATGCCGTCTAAGCCAGATTGGTAAGTGATCACCATCCATCGGTATAAGACGTTCAACTCGCCCATGGTGACCACTGCGGCACCCACGCCAGTCACTACGGGCACGACCATCAAAACGATGCTTCAGTTGGCGACGCCGTCAACACGGCAGTGCCAACTCATTTCGTGGGGCTATTCCATGTCGGCCGTGCCCGGGTCAACTGGTGGCGTCATTGAACTCATCCAGACCGACGTTGCCGCGACCGTCACCGCGCACGTGGCATCGGGCGTTGTGCCGCTGGACCCAAATGCACCAGCATCACTGATGACCCTGGGAACATCAGCGACCGGCTATACCGCCACGGCTGAAAACTCGACGACGGCCACGCGCCTACTCGATTTCGATCAGATTCCACCGACGGCGGGTACGGTGCCAACCACGTTCGACTACCAATGGGTACTCGACGAACGCCCCATCATTGCAGTGTCAAAGTTCCTTCGCGTCAGGGTGACATTTGCGGCGGCCGTGAACATGACGTGCTGGCTCTGCTGGGACGAATAA